ACGATGATATTATGCCAGAATTACAAAATACAGATGAATCGGACGATGATATTATGCCAGAATTACAAAATACAGATGAATCGGACGATGATATTATGCCAGAATTACAAAATACAGATGAATTAGATAATGATATTATGCCAGAATTACAAAATGCAAATGAATTAGATAATGATATTATGCCAGAATTACAAAATGCAGATAATGTAAATGAATCGGACGATGATATTATGCCAGAATTACAGAATGCAGATAATGAATCAGAATTTAAGCTAATTAAGTAAAAATAATTTATTTATGCTTACAATAATAAATATTGTAAAAATAAACAAACAAGTAAAAAATATCGAATATATATTTATCTAAATTTATATTATATTAACTATCTTATATATTATATTAACTATCTTATTTCGTCCAGAAATAGACAGCACTTATATAAATTATTAGAACATTCTTTTATAATTTAAAATTTATAATTTTCATCAACTTCTGACGCCCATTTGAATCTTTTTATTAAAACTTTTGTAAAAAGTTTTTCAGGTGGAATATCAAATTTTTTTATAAATGCAAAAATAATTCTAGGATCTATATAATTATTTTTGGATGTACCCAATGATACATTTTTCATTTTTTCTTTAGTTTCTCTTTTTAATCGTAATGTTTTTATCTTAGTTTCAAGTTTACTTGCTTTTTCTGTATTTTTATTTTCCATATATTTTTTCTTTTTATTTTTTAATTCTTTAATCCTACTTTCTATTTTATCAAGAGCTGTATCTAATGATGTATTAACATTTTTTTGATGATTACATAATAATGCAACTGCAGTATTAGCCTGATTAAACATTGCTATAAGATAATTTAATCTTTCATTTGAGTCTATTTCTTCTACTTTTTCTTTTTTTATTTTATCTATTTCTTTTTGAAATAATAGACTAGCATTAAAAGTTCTCCATACTTTTGCTGTTAATCCTTTTAAGAAGGAACTAAGATATTCATTTAATATACTAGAATTAATATGTTCAAATAATTCCTCTTTTTTAGTTTTATTTTTAACAAATTCTTGTAAATTTTTATATACATCAGAATGAACTCCAACTTTACGACAATATCTCACTGAATCTTTACCCAAGAAATCTAATCGTATCATATTATTATCTAATAAAGTTAAATGTTCAACCCGTAATGAAGTGACACCTACAGTATCTGCTTCTTCTTTTGTATCTTTATTACCTCCTACACGTAATGCAAGATTATCAATAAAATATAGAGCGGTAGCAAGTTGTCTATTTTTAATATCCATATCATTTAATTGTTTTTCATAATCTTCACGTATCTTTGATACCTTCTTTTTTAAATCTCTGGCTAAATCAAATTTAGATTGGTCACTCTTAGATTTAAAAAATGAATCTAAACTAGTGAAAATATATTTATTTTTACCAGTTATTTCTTCTTTCCAAGAGGCTAACCAAATAACATTTCTATCATGAATAATTTCACCCCATTTATGACCGTGTATTGGAACTTTTGGTATTATACTATCCTTTGAAATATTTAAAGTAACATCCTCTGGCATTATACGTTTTTTTATCATTCCAATCTTCGGATGGGTACCACGTCCTAAGAAAATACCTGGAGGTTCTATTTTATAATTACCGACTTGTTGTTGAACACCATCAATAATACAAAATTTATATGGTTCTTCAATAGCTTCTTGTTTCTTTTTAATATCTTCTTTCATCTCTTTAGTAACTTGTGCTTTATTGTCTTTCTCTCTAGTAAGATAATTTTTAATAGGTGTGAAATCAATTTCACTAATATTATTAACTATCAAGTCTTTTGGTAAGGTTATTTTAAATTCTTTCCAAAAATTTTTATTAAATGTATTATTTTCAATATATGGCGTTCCAATAAATCGGGCATACATTGTAGCGTATTCTTCAGCCAAATTTGGTAATGTTATATTTCTTCCATTAATAATAACTGGTATTCTATGGGGCATATATTCGGGGGGAAACATTGGTCCATTATGTTGTAATACAGTCCATTGTGGAGTTCCACCACCTAATAATAAATTAATTTTCCAATGTTTTGAATTACAACATTTATAATTATTAGTACAACCAATGCGACATTTATTTTGATATTTTTGCATATTATAAATATAATAGAAATTTTTTATATTAAATGCATTTATAAATCAAATTATTAAATTATATTACTTCTCTTCAGATTATGATGTCATAAAACTATTTTATCAGCAAATAATTTTCTAGTTTATACTAATGAATTTGTTTTACTTTAAACCCTACCAATTTAAACCTATACTTATTATTGTCGCTAAATTAGATACTGAAGAATCTGTTGAAAAATTAGAAGTTTATACACACGAAATATTTCAAATATTAATAGATGAAAAAGAAGCGGATGAATCTAATATAATTATTTTTAGTGTAATAAAAGACCATGAAAAATCTACTCTTAATTTAATCCTACCATCTATTAAATCTAATATAAATCTCGTTACTAAATTGGAAAATGATACTCAATTAGTTAATAAAATAATTGTTAGAACTCTAATGAAAAGTAATACCAGATTATATTTTGAATTGAAAGAAGATAGAATATTAATTCATAGTAATAAACTTAATTTAGAACAATTAATTAAATACTATTTATTTTAGATAAAAATATTGAAAATAATAGCAATTTGTCTTAATTTATATTATATAATGCAATCCGCAAAAACTTTATGGTGTTCTTATCAGTATACTGAAAATATGATTAAATCAATTGGTTATAATCCATTTCGCGAGAATCATATACATTCTTGTAAATATGGCAATACTTGCCGAGGTGCTCACAATGAGAGTGAAATTAAATTATCCCCTGAAATTGCAAAATTTAATAGTTACAATAAAGAAAAAATAGATTGGGTTAAAATATATTTAGATATTATTAGTGTAATTAAAAGAGATTCTCTTAAAATAAAATGCAAAAATATTAATATTGATGAATCATCTAAAAACTTTATTACAATAGTTCAATTATGGAAACAACTAGCAACTGAATATCGTCGTATTTATAAAGATGAAAAATTATTTGCTACATCTGGATATGATTATATTGAGGATATTCCTCAATTTAGATTATCTGAAAATTATGAAGATATTATGTGGTCATTTGAACGTATGACACAATTGTGTCCAGTTTATACTAATTTTATATCTTCAATTGAAATGAAAAAAAAAATTTCTATTCGTGATATTTGTATTGCTCCAGGAATCAATTGTAAAAATGGTTGTCATAAAATGAATGAAATGATATGTATTGATAATTTTATGACAGGTGAATGTAAATGTGAGACTGAAGAAGAATATCAAATACATTATACAAATTTACAAACAAAAATTAAGGAAACTATTGATGTAAAAAAAATTAAAAAATTTCAAGATAAATTAGATTTATTGATATCCTCACGTTCAATTCATTATAATTTTACTCCATTTATTACATTATATAGTAATTATATAGAATCAATTAAACGAGAACAAGAAAAAATTAAAATGATGGAACAAAACTTAATAGACTCTGTTAAACTACAATCTGAGAATATTAAACCAGTTATTAAACTTAAAAAATTAGGATGTAAATAAAATATAATTTTATGATATATATATAAAGATTATAATATTTTATATTATAAATGACAACTGAAATAATTAAACAATTTAATGAAATTCTAGAATCTTTTATTATTCAAATTACACCTATTATTGGGTCTTCTGCAAAAACTAAATTTGATTTATTAATTAAAGTAAATTCATTATTACCAATTGAAAAATATTTACTTCATGCACTTCCAATGCGTGATAAAATTATAAATCAAGACGAGTCATATTTTAACAATGAACAAAATCACAAAGATGATGAAGTCCTTGATTTAATTATAAATATTAAGAAAGTATATCATATGATGGATAAATCATCACAAAAAAATATTTGGGATATTTTTCAAGCAATGTTATTTCTAGGTGAAGAGTATCTACGTATTAAATTAGGAAAAAACTAAATTATATTAATTTATTATATTATTAAGCTTACTGATAAAAAGCGGGATGTATATAAGACCGATTAAGTGTGTATATAGTTTTGCTCATTAATTTGCAGCAAGCTAAAAAATTGATATTTAGATTTTAAAGTCTAATAGTATTAAATATTTTATGTCAGAGTTTATTACATATGATATGAATTTGTACAAATTACTCAAAATTAAGAGTAATAAACGATATCAGATGAAAGATATTAAAAATATTATTTATAAAAAAGTTATAAGTACTCGAGATATTAATACTTACTTCCCTTGTATTAAATGTTGTTTTTGTGGTAAATGTTCTGTTAATCAAGAACGTTTACTTGAATATATTGAAGCAAATTTTGTTGAAAGCACCCCAAAAAATCTTTCATATTATTATGAATATACACAACAACCAGTTGAAATTATAAAAATGAATTTTGAATAATTCGTTTAGATAGTTAATTAAATATATTATTTATATAATGTTTAGTACTACTATTAATAAATTATCTCCATTAGAAATATATAATACTATATTGACTCAATTTCAAACCATTAAAAATTCTACTTTTTTTATTAATTATACTATGATTCCTCCAGGTGAATTAGTAAGTATATCAAATATCATATCAGATAGTATAGAAAGATTAGGTGAATTATCATCATTATATATAAAAAAACATAATGATAGTGCAATTTCTATTAGTACAATTGAAAAAATAAAATGTATGTATGATCTTCATAATGAATTATTGTCTCATTTATATAATTTTGGGAAACTATCTAGTTATGTAGTAGAGGGTATGAAAGATATATCAATGAGTAATAGTATTGCTGATTTTACTAGTTATATTCATTATGATTTTATTAATCGTCATAAATTAATTATATTACAAATATTTGATACCATTAAAAAAATAAATGTATATTGTACAATTCTAAAAGATAAATTTTAATATTACTTTTTATTGAAAACACTGTAATTTCCATCATAAAAATCACTAAATTGCCACGATTTATTAGAATTCTTTGGCCAATCTTTTACTTTAGTTAAACCAAATTTACCTAATATTGGTCGTGTCCATTTAACAAATTTTTTTATTGGCATATGCTCAGGTAAAATAAATCCTCTATAATCTTTCTTTTCCATCAAGTCAATAATATGAAACATAGAACCCATATAGCCTGCTAATACCTGAAGAATTGTTGAATTTATAATATCTTTATATTTATTATCAAATAATTTACGAGCTTCTTTTATATCTAATAAAGAACCAACCCAATATACTTCTCCATCTTCAAAAAATAGTGTACATCCTAATTCATCCATACCATTCTTAATATTATCTATTAACATTTCAGCATTATCTTGAAAATTCATATTATTATTAACTACTTCTTCTAATGATTCCATTGATGCTTTACATGGTTTATAAATATAGTAACAACTTGGTTTATATTCCACTTTATCCACATTATTTTTAAGTGTAAGACTTTTAGCAAGAGTATAACATTCTTCATGACGAATTAACATACCCTTCATTTCCTTACTAATAGGTGTATAAGTTTTTGCCCAACTTTCCAAACCTTTCTGGTCTACAATATATTCATATTTAGAAGATATTTTATTATTAAGATTTGCTGGATTTTCTTTTTCATGCGTACCCCAACTAAGTTCCAGATGATGAAATGCCTCATCATACCACGATTCTCCATCACCAGACCATGTATTTAAATAAGTATTTGGTTTCTTTGGTGTCATATGTATTTGATTATCATTTTCTGATATATGAATTGTTTTTAATCCAAGTTTTTTAGCTAAATCAGCATAATTTGTATATTTATAGTTATGTTTTATTTTATTTATTCTTTCTAGAGCATAGAGTGCCCATATACTTACATTTCCTGGATTACAACCCATACTTACTACAAAATTACATTTCTTCTTATCATTCATACATGCTGCTTCAACTACTTTAAATCGAGATTCAAATGTTTCATCTTTTGGGTCCATCTTTTCTAATTCCCAAGTTTCTATTGCAGAATTAGTATATGATATACCATATTTATTACATAATATGTACATATCTTCTGTATTTATATCGTATGATGCATCGATTATAATATCGTCTTGACCTAATTTTAAATCTTGAATAAGTATTTTCTCATAATTATCTTTGGTAATTTTAACATTAATTTTTTTTATATTAGGGTCTATATTTTTGAATGCATATTGTAATTTATCTATAATTGTTATATTTTCTAAAGGAATATTAATAAATTCTCTTAATAATGGAATTACACTTGTACCAATACCTCCTGAACCAATTACTACTAATTTATTATTAAATTGTCTTTTAGTTTTATTTTTAATAATATCATCTAAATATTTTTTTCTATCCCTAAATTTATTTCGAAATTTATTTTTTAATTTAGTCATTATATTAAATTATAAAATAATCTATTGTAAAAATTTCATCTAAAATAACTTATTATTATTTATAATGATAAATTAAAAGGTAAGAAGATTTATAATTGTAAAGAATATAAATTAACAATTGATAGAGACACGAATGCATGTCGTAATATCTATATAATGGCTAGTTAGAAGTCATTAAAAACTTGAAAATATAATTAAAAGTTAGAAAAAATATGAAGATTTTAGTCATATTTTATTATATTTTATACGGAATTTTTGCATATAGATGTACCTATAAACAGTGTAATAAGAAGGTGCATAGTAGCAATAATATTAGATGTATAAATATTGAGAAACAACTAAGGAATAATAATCATCAGAATAAAGATAAATATTATACAAAAAATCTTAACAGAAAAAATAAATCTAAATAATAGTATATGAGTTTAAGAAAATCACCAACTCAAAGTGCAACACTATATAAAGTTGGTACAAAGAAGGAAGGTAATGATGGAAACACTTGGATTATTGTAGCTAACAAAAATAATATTAATAAATGGCAATTATATAAAAAATCTAGTAAAACGGCTATAAAAGAACCAATAAAAAAAGCTAGTAAGAAAACTAGTAAAAAGGCCAAAGAAGATAGAATGGAAAAATCTAAAAAGAAAGTTATTAGTATGAAAGATATAAATTTATTAGATATGTATAATATTCCAAAGATTAAATCTAATGATTGGAATAAATGGATGAAAAATTGGAAGCCAAATCAAATCAAAGGAGTTAATAAAATAAGAGAATCATATGATAGTATTCAAAAAGAAACAGGAATCATTGTAATTGAAGTCATTCTACCAATTAGTTATAATCATATATATTGGATTGATTATGTGACTGATTATTCCAAATCATTATATCCAGATCTATTTAATGATAATAATGCATATATGATGATAGTTTATAAACTAAATGAACGATTAGAACTGGTTAATAGTATTCACGGACAACATAAAGGTATATTACGAAACTATAAAAAGAGTTTATTAGAATATATTGACAAATTTAATAAAACTCCATATTGTAAATGTACATGGACTGGTAAAACACAAGATGTAATAATATTTAATATATAAAATACAAAATAAAAGATAAATGGAATTTTTGCGGTATACTAATATGTCGTGCTACATCAGGTCTGCAAAGAGCCATTGCAAGATTCCACACATGATCCAAAATCAAGGTGTAATTCTTTTAATTTTAAGTATTTGTGTTTTGACGAATCAAAATGTAATTGTGGTTCATTAATTTTAAATCTTTAAGGGTGTAATAACAATTTCCTTCTTTTTAATTTATAATAAGATAAATAAGGAGAATATTTTAATAAGGTAATGTCATATCTCTTGCAAAAGCACATTTAACTAATTCAGTTGTTTTCATAATAATAATTTATTAGAGTTTTATTAGTTTAGCATAATTCAACTCTCTTAACAGAACTACATCAAAAATTATATCTCTTGTCTGATCATTATACATCAATAGATATATTACCATTACATTCTAACAAGTGCCATGTTCATTATGAAATAATTCAATATTGTTCTTAAATCTTTCAATTTGATCGGGTTTAGCAGATGCCATATAATTATATTTAGATATTTTATAAATCTATATAATGTATAGTCATACGTCCCATTACATGCAACCTATAAAAGCAGTATGTGTTATCGTATCAAAACAAATAGAAGGTGTAGTATATTTAGAACAACAATATGATATAACAACTATATCAGGTACAATAAAAGGATTAAAACCAAATAGTCTACATGCTATTCATATTCACGAATATGGTGATTTGACAGAAGGATGTAATAGTTGTTGTTCACATTATAATCCTCATAATATGAATCACGGAGCTCCTTATTCAGCAGATCGACATGTAGGAGATTTAGGTAATATAAAAACTGATATAAATGGAATAGCAAAATTTGAGATTGTTGATACATTGGTACGATTAGATGGAAATCATAATGTGATTGGTCGTTCAATTGTTATTCACGAAGATCCTGATGATATGGGAATGGGTAATCATATAGATAGTATGACAACTGGACATGCTGGGAAACGAATTGGATGTGGTGTAATTGGATTAGCACGAGTAAAATGTTAACATATAATAAAAACTTTGAAAAAATAATTTATTAATATATAATTTTAATATATTAATGAATAGTATCGGACTTATTGTAAATATTAATAAATATTCTAATTATTTTCAATCTAAAACTGTTACAACTATATGTAAATCTATTGAAGAAGCAAAAGATGAATTGATTACTTATTTATGTGGACAATTTGATAATCTTAATATTGACTTTCCAGATAATATTAATGATTTTGAATTAATTTGGTTTGATAGAACATATATAGATGCTCCTAGTTTTAGTTATAAAATCTTTACAACTCGATGGGAAGATCCATGGGATAGAGAAGATATTTATAGTGATGTACTGGTTAAAATGTTGGAACAAGATAGCAAGAACCCACCTGATTTTGAAGAATTATATGGTGAACCCACTGGTGCCGAAGAAAATGAAGATAGATTTATGATGAAACCAGAAGAAAATGATGAAATTAAAGAATTGGAAGAAAAAATGCGACAAATTATGAAAGAAGCTGCTATGATGGATAAATCTAATTTAGAAACAATTAATATTTAGGATTTTTTAGGTCTAAAAAATTTAGATTTTTAGAATTTAAATCTAGTTTATTTCTAACATTATCAATCATAACATCTAATTCTGATTGAATTAATTTATCCATATTATATGTTTGTTTAAGATTATTTAATCCATTTAATGAATTTTTTAAATCAGCTGTTAATCTAAATACTGTTACTGCTGCTTTTTCTGATTTTTCTTTTAACATATTATCATTATATTCAAATGCTCGATTTAATACAAGATTAATAAATTTTAAACTATTATTTCTATTAGAACCCTTGAACCATCTTGTAATAAATTGAAAATAACTTGTATCAATATTCATATGTTTCATATCGCCATTTTGTATTAATTTGTCACCAACATCTATTTTTGATAATAAGGTAAGATTAATAAATATATCTTCTAATGATAAAATTATATTATTAATATCAGGGTCTTGTTCTTCAACTGGAGTAAGAGGTGACACTAAAGTACTTGGTAAAAATTTAGAAGCAATGTTTTTTAATGAAAAACTTGATGATGAGGAAATATTATCATCCATTATATCTAATATTGTTAATATATTTTTATATGTTTTACAATATTTATAATATATTTTTATTTATTTTTTTTAAAATTACTATATATTTTTATTTATTTTTGTAGGTAATCCGTGACCAAATAATATCATATATACTAATATTATACCCCCTAATAATATACTTCTATCTTCTGACTTTTTTTGGTCTTGTTTTAATCCAATAAACATAATAAGATATAATATTACACCTATAATTATTGTATGTAGTAACATCATTAATCCTCTCTCTTGCGAATGTTCCATTTATATTATTAATCTATAAAAAATAAAATTATATTAGTTTTCATAATATCACAAGTAAATTTTAGCAAGCAAATTAATAATCTTTTTCACTGAAAAATGGGACAAACTCAAATAAAATAGAACTTTGACCCCTAAGATTTTTTATTTATATAATCATTTGCTTGTGTAAATAAATAATTAAAATAATTCTTCAAATGATACTTAGATATCTTATATTTAATTATATTATCTATTGTTATTTTTAACTTTATGAAGTTGAAAAGTTAAAGTCTATATCAGAATAAAAGAAATATAGAAAGAAAGCAAAAAAAGGTGTAATTACATGTCCTACTTTTCAATAAAAAGATGTACTATGAAATAAAGTTTTATGTTTATCTATTTAATAGATATAAAGACTAGAGAACACATATTATTATAATGACTACTAATAAACTTCAATTTGGTTGCTTTAATGTTAAACTAACAAATACAATGGGTTCATCTGAAACTGTACTATGTAAGCCTTTAACTCAATCAGATTATGCTGATGGATGGCAATATGTATTACCTGTACGTACAAAAAAATCAGATCTTCATAATTGGAATGTTTCTTTAGCTCAACTCCCTCCTCATCTATGGGAAAAGTGTCGTACTTATTATAATGATGAGGGGAAGGAATGTTATCGTAAAATTAATGATAATATTTATGTATATAATGTAGTAAAGACTGATTATGATGATATGATGCGTGAACTTTATCGTCATCTTCATGTAATTAATCCTGATAAGAATGCTATTCATACACTTGTTAATGAGTTGAAAGATAATGTATCTGGATGGTTATTACTTCGTGCTAATAAAATTCTTGCTTAACAAGTGCTTGACACAAGTGCAATTATTTTGGAATTTTCTTTTCTAATTTTCTAGTATTCCAATAGTTTGAACCATATGATATAAATATTTCATCATCCTTATTTATATCTTTATTGGCTGTTATTTGTATTCCATCATCTTTAACTTCCCAATCAGCAGATGGAACATCTGCATGATTGTACATTGAACTATAACCAAAAGCAACAATTGCTTTATTATTAGGTTTATTAAAAATATAATCTCTAACTATTCCGGTAAACTTATCAATATGGTCTTCTATATAAGGTGAATATTCTAATATTTCACCTTCCTTAATATCACGAGCTGCATATACACCATTACCTCCAAGAGGAGATTCTTTAATATATAGAGTATTAAATGGACTAATATATGTATTAGACATATTTTCACTATTACATTTATGATTTAAAATGTAAGTAATTAATGAAAATATAATAATTATAAAAAAAAATGATGAACGATTCATAATACTATATATTAGAAAATATTTAATAAATTTTTTATATTATATGATTTATCAGTATAATTTAGTTAAAAATAAGTCGATATTTTACACTTATAAAGAAAAATTACATTTTATTTTTTATATTTATTTATACTTAAATAAATATATAATAATAAATAATATGAAAACTCTCCACCAAACTATGGATTATGGTAACCATATTATTTTAGATTTATATGAATGTGATGAATCTAAATTATATTTTTCAAACTATAATATTCTATCATTTATTGATTATATTATTAAAAGTAATAATGGAACTATTGAATCTTCCAATTATCATATATTTCCAAATGATGCCTATACCATAATGGTTTTATTATCAGAGTCGCATTTTACAATTCATACTTTTCCTGAAAATAAATATGTATCTGTTGATATTTATACTTGTGGTATAAATGTCTTAACATTTAATATTGCAACTAATATTATTCAATATTTTAAATCAAATAGACCAGTTGTCTATCATATTATAAGAAATAACTTTAATAATAATGAAGAGGTCAAATACAATGCAAATGATTATATGGTAAGAAAAGATAATATGACTATCTTATTATCAAATGTACGAATTATTAGTAATAATAAAAATAAAGTTGTTTTGATAGAAGATAATATTGAATATATAATTGATAATAATAATATCATTGACTCTCATTAATGTCATTTAAATAATTTTCTAAACTACTATTAAATGATTTTTCAATATCTTTTCTTAATTCTCTAGAGTTTATTGTCCTATTAAATGAATCTAATTGAAAATCTTCAATACTTATAATTTCAGTACCAAAAACTCTTTTATATCTATTAGAAAAAGAAAACTCTATATACTCAGACATACAGCAAAGCTAATAAATATATTAAATTCTTTGATACTTACCGTGTTTTAGCTTTTGGTGCTTCTGTTATAACGACTTTTGGTGCAGTGGCTTTTGGTGCAGTGGCTTTTGGTGCAGTGGTATTTGGTGCAGTGGTATTTGGTGCAGTGGTATTTGGTGCAGTGGTATTTGGTGCAGTGGTATTTGGTGTAGTGGCTTTTGGTGTAGTGGCTTTTGGTGTAGTGGCTTTTGCTTTCTTTGCCCTATACTTTGATAAATAATTAAATAATAAATAAGCACCAACTACAATTAATGCCATTTCAACTAATGATAAATTTTTATTAGAAGTTAAAGATGAAGGGGGTTCACCGCCTAATAAACTTAAGTTTCTTAAACTCATTATATTTAACTATATATTTTTTTTTAAATATTAAAAATAATTACATAAAATTACGTTTCATATATATATATATATATATATATATATAACTCACATCAAAGCCAATAGTTCAACTATATTTTACACAACATGTTATTAATTTTATTCCATATATTGAAAGGTAATACACATGAATCTAATCACGAACATGAACTTTGTGATTATAATAAGACTTTATATGATTAAGAAGCAAATTAATGATATGACTCTATCAATAATTAGTCCAAAATAATCTAAAAGTTATACTTGTTGAATAAGGTTGACAAAAGCAGATTTGAAACAGTAAGTTGATAATTGCTCTACTCAAGAAAGAATATTAGGTATAATTAACTCATAACTTCGTTAATTATAAAAATTGATATAATTTAATATAAACACAAATATATTATTATTATTAATGAGTTTTAACTATATTGGTAGTAAAAAAAGTTTAACCGATTTTATAGAAATCCCAATTAAAAAAATTTTAGAATCTAGCCATAAAAAAAAATTAAAAATGTTAGATGGATTTGCAGGAACAGGAACTGTTGGTAAATATTTTCATATTAAATATAATTTTAAGATTATAGCAAATGATATGGAATATTATAGTTATATTATTAATTATTCATTATTATGTGTACCTTTTACTGATAAATTAAAAGAAATTATTGGTATGCTTAATATGGAATTAAATGATAATAGTATAGATAAAATAAATGATAATTATAATATGATAGCTATGAATTATAGTATGAAGGGAGATGCTAAAAGAAAATTCTGGACAGAAGAAAATACAATTAATGCTGATTATATTCGTTATCGAATTGATAGTATGTTAAAACAAAATATTATTACAAATGATGAACATATTTTTCTTGTCACTTCATTATTACAAGCTATGGATGAAACAGCTAATACAGCTTGTGTATATGGCGCCTTTTTAAAAGAATTTAAAAAGAGTGCATTAAAAGAATTAGTATTAAAACCAGTTCATACTAATTCTTTCATATCAAAAAATACAGTTTATAATTGTGATATTAATAGTACGAATATATATAATAATAAATATGACATCTGTTATTTAGACCCTCCGTATAATGAACGACAATATGCATCAAACTATCATCCTCTAAATTTTATTGCAAAGTATGATTCAAATATTAAAATTTATGGGAAAACTGGTTTAATTGAGAATTATAATAAATCAAAATATTGTAATAAGGGAAAAGCATATGAGATGTTAAAAGAATTATTTGAAAATTTAGATACAAAACATATATTATTATCTTATAATAATGAGGGTATTATTGAATTTAATGATATTAAAAAGCTATTGCAAGAAAAAGGTAAAGTAGTATTATATAAAAAAATTTATAAGAAATTTAAATCAAATAATGTAGAAACAAATGCAAATGTATATGAATATTTGTTCCATTGTGAATTAAACGACACTAAATCATATAATGAAATTCTTATTGAATAATTCCTTTGGCACTTGTTCTTGTAGTTTATTATTTTCTTCCATTAATTCTTGAATTCTTTTATCATATGTTTCTTTTATTTTTTTACAATATATAATAGGATCGTACCAAAATGATTCACTTTTATTATTAGTTTCTTGTATTTCAAATACAGATAACATTGGAATATTTTTACCAGAATAAATTATATTTGTTTCTTTTTCTTTTTTACAAACTTGTCGTTTTTGTAAATTACAATGAGTACATAGACTCTGAAAATCTTCTAATTTTTGAGTTCTTATATTTAATACACGAATATCATCATAGAGGTCATTCTTATGGTCACATATCAAATCATATGTAGAACCACATACGACACAGCATTTTGTTTTATAATATTCTTTAATATCATCTCGAATAGGTCGCGAGGTCTTTGTAGTTTTCAAACTATGAATTTTTATTCCAACAATTCCTCGAAGAGTACTATCTACTGTATTTATAAATATAATAATCTCTTTTTGTTCTATTACTTCTTCATTATCAGAATATGTTTTATATTCTCCTGATTTCTTAATAACTGTATAATTAAATAATTTCCTAGAAAATCTATTTCCTATACCATTATTACCCCAATTAATCTCTGGATATTTTATAATTTCACTTCGAGAAATTATTTTTTTATAATTATCTGATATTTTTTTAATAAGAGTGATTAATTCTGTCTTTTTTGCCATAATTTTTAATAATTATTATTAATAATTATTAAATTTATCAATTTTTATTTAATGATTCTTATAAAAGGTGTAAAAGAATTACAGTGAACAATTTTTTTATGGGATAATATATATGGAAGATTATTATTTAAAATATTTAATTTACAAATCCAAATATTTAACATTAAAAGATGGTACTATACAAGATGGAGGAGCTATGAAATTTAGTTGTAATCCAAATACTAAATTTATTGATATTTGTCATCCAGATAAAAATGGTATGTATCATTCAAAAGAAAAATGTGTGAATGATTGTGAGAATAAATATATAAACACACATTTAATAAGAGCTAAATTAAAACATGAAGCTACTCAATTTAAATTATTTATTGATGAGTTGATAAAAGAGGATTTGACTATTTATATTAAGGGTGGTACAGTTTTAGGTCTTCAAATCCTTAAAATGTTATGTAATAAATATAATGGAAAAGAATTTGAAAATGCTTTTAATGAATTCTTAAAAACAGAATTAATTAGAGATTGGGATTTTGCTGCATATACAGAAACTATAATTAATGAAAGTTACCGTACAAAAATGGATAAACTTGCTAAAAAATTTAATTTGGCTCCAAGAGCAAAAACATTTATTTTATATCAAGCTAGATATCCTATTCGAATTAATGATCAAGCTTTATTTGAAATTGCATTATTAGATAATACTGATATTAATCTTGATTTAGAATTACCATTAACTACTATGAAAGTTAAAGTTAATAGGAAAAATATTAATTATATTTTTATGTTAGCAAAATGTTTTTCATCAAAAGACCCTATTGATTTGGATGTAATTAAATATATTATGAAAGATATTACTATTATAATCCCTGAAAATAAAAAAGGATTATTTAAATTTGATAAATTATATAGTGGCGAATTATCAAGTGATATGAAGACTCTGATTAGTGATATATCAAATAAAGATATTTACTTACAACAATTCTTGATAACTCATATACATGAACCTAATAGAATGTTCTATCGATTGTTAGAAAAAAATATTCCAAAAGTTAATAAAATAAATACATTTTTAAGAGAAACTAAATTAGAGACAAATCTTCCCTGGTTATTTGACCCACAATTTATATTAAACATTGTTAGTAAATTTATAGATTTAGTAGGTTCTAAAGTTTATAGTTTTATAAGAAAAGGGGATAAACAAATTGATATTATAAATAATATCGATGAGTTTTTTAATGGTATTAATCTATTTAGAATAGAAACAGAATATAATAATATTGGTTGTAAAGGTAGAGAATTAATAAAAGTATTATTTGTTCGAGTTTATAAAGAACTATTTCATAATAAAGAAGTTCCTAATATTGCTAATAGTAAATTAATTAAATTAATGAATTTTCTAATTAAACAAAAACTATTTGTATAAAATTTAATTGATTAAAATTTATTTTTTATACTTATTCAAAGTATTACGATTTTTTTTATCTTCTGGTTTAGCGTATTCTTCAAAATTTTTTATTATAATGTTATCAAATGCTTGTTCTAATGTCATATTTTTCCTATTATTTTCTACATCCATATCAAATGGATGTCTATCACAATCTTTACATAATTTATTTTTATTACACGTTATTTCTTGCCCACATTCAGTACATAATGTATGATTATTAGTTTTCATACAGTCCTTACATATATTTTTATTACATACTATACATTGATTTAAATTATCTTTCATATTATTACAAAATTTACAATTATCCATAAATATATAGATTATATTATCTTTATATATTTATTGATTTATAATATTTAAGGAGAGGTATAGTAAATCAACCAAAGTTTTTACAAAATTTTTACAAAAATATTACAAAAATTTTATAAATTTAGCTAGAGTTTTTTAACTGTTTACTTTAATTTAATTCATTTATAGTCATATTGAATGAACTAATAACAAATCGTTACAAGTATTTACTGACAATCCCACCCTAATTTATCTTCTAGCTTGAGGCTTGCTCCCTTGGGTTCTCTTTTGGATTATTGGGGGTGTGGCTTTGGGTGTGGCTTGGGGTGTGGCTTTGGGTGTGGCTTTGGGTGTGGCTGTGGCTTTGAACGTTGCATAGGGGTTGCTACCTCGTACCCTACCAAAGCTTTCATAAGAAGGATTCTCTTGATCATTTTCAGAACTAAATTCTTGTTCATCATTACCAAAGCATTCTCCATTTTCGCAACCAAATTCTTGTTCATCGGCAAAATGTTCTTCATCAGAACCGAATTCATTTTCACCGTTACTAAAGCACTCTCCATTTTCACAACCGAATTCTTGTTCATCGGCAAAATGTTCTTCACCATGAGACCCGAATTCATTTTCACCGTTTAGTTCAGGATCGGCAAAGTAGACATTGGTAAATTTAGCTGCTTGCTTAGCAACGGGTTTTGTGGTAGCAACTTGTTTAGCAGCAACTTGTTTAGTAGCGGGTTGTGTGGTAGCAACTTGTTTAGCAGCAACTTGTTTAGTAGCAACTTGTTTAGTAGCGGGTTGTGTGGTAGCAACTTCTTTAGGTTTGGTGCATTTGTAATCACCTTGAACGGAATAATGACAATTCATTATCATACTCTAGATTTTTTTTTAATTATTTATATATTTTTTATGAGTAAATCTTTATAAATAATTTATTATATATTTTTATCAAAATAAATACCAATTTTTTTAACATGAATAATATTAATTCTATATACTAGAATATACATATGTGATTTATCTTGTGATTTATCTTGTGATTTATCTTGTGATTTATCTTGTGATTTATTATTTAGTTAAAGATGATTGATTATTTAATAATTTTTTTAATTCATTTATTATATTCTTTTGTTCTTCTATTTTTGCTTCTAATTCAAGTATTTTTTTTTCATATTTTTTTAATGGTGTAATTTCTTCTTCCAAATTAGTTTTATCTAATAGTTTATCACGATGTGATAAATTGCTATTAGAATTTATAATTAATCTTAATACATTCATTACTTATAATTATATTTTATTATTAGTAAAACGCATACTATGTCTAAAAAAGTGAAAATTATATTATATGTACTATAAATACTTACAATTTAATGAATAAAATTATATTACATCAATTAATTGAGAAAATTGTAAATTCTAAAGTTGCTGATAAAACATTGCTAGTTAATAAAATTATTGAAGAAATGTCTGGATGTACTATTTATAATAAAAAAGAAATTTTAAAGAGATGTGTTAATATGGATAATAATAGATTTATACAAGAAGTTTGTAAAAATATACACATAGAATTAAATTTTGATAAATTTAAGGAATTGGGATTTTCTATTATTTTTGTAAATGATAATGTTCATGTATTATATAATAATACTATTGTAGATAGTAGTATTATTGATACAATTAATCTAGTCAACAAACCACAATTTTCAGAATTATATATTATGAATTTAAAAGATATCATTAATAAATTTAATAATATTGATGTATCAGTAATATATAATTGTTTAAATATTAATATGATTTATTGGAATCTCTTTAAAATCAAAGCAAAGAAAAAGTATAATGATATTCAAACTCATCTTAATACTTGTAATCATATTCATGATATTATTTCAGGTAATATTTATAAAGATACAAAAGCAATGATGGAATACCAACAGAATGAACCTGTGGAAAAACAAAGTTTTTTTGCTACAAAGTCAGATAATAAACCATATGATATTAATAATGAAATTTTTAGATTAGAAACAATGTCATACATGAATGATAACCAGGTTAATAATTTTTTAAGTATTGACGAAAGTGTAACTCTAGAAGAAAGTAAATTAGATTTTAATAGTACGGAGAGTATACTAATCTATATTAAAAAATTATTAGATGTAAATTTAGGCAATAATATGGGTATATTGTTTAAAATCTATTTTGCTAATAAAATTTTTAAGTGTCTTTTGAGTAGTAAAAACTTTCTTGCAACTAATCTAAATTTTATGTCTATTATTAAGAATAAGATTAAAGAGTTAGAATCAGAAGAAGTAATAATTAAGTTTACAGAAACTAATATTTCAAAAGATTTTATTAAAACTTTAGAAAAAACTAAAGAATTAATTGATAGTATTGAAAAGAATTCATAAATATAAATACGTTTTGATATATAAAATTATTTTATTATATATTATAATATGCATATTCATTTAGTACATAGATCAATGAGAATTTATGATAATACATCGTTAATATCTCAAATAAAAGTACATGGAAAAGTATTAGTAGTTTTTATTTTTACACCCGAACAAATATCTCCTAAAAAGAATAAATATTTTTCTAATAATAGTGTTCAATTTATGATTGAAAGTCTACACGAATTATCACAAGATGTTAAAAAATATGGTGGAAAATTACTATTTTTTCACGGTGATACGATACGAGTACTAAAGAGTATTCACAAAAAACAATTGATTGAAAGTATTTCTTTTAATTATGAATATACCCCTTATGGAAGAAAACGTTCAGATAATATTAACAAGTGGGCAAAAACTAAGAATATTATTATTTATGAAGAAGAAGATTACTTATTATTTAATTTATTGGGAGGTCATACTAATAAAAAAGATAATACTCCTTATTTAGTCTATACTCCCTATATGAGACACTTAACAGGAGAATTAGATGTTAGAGAGGTTAATAAGTTTCATAGCTTTGATTTTATAAAAGGGAAAGAATTAGAAGAAAATAAATACATATTAAATGAAAAAGATATAGATAATTTTTATATAGAGAATCCAAATATTAATGTTCATGGAGGTCGGTCTAATACCCTTAAAATTCTAAAAAAAATTGGTAATTATAAAGATTATAGTAATGAAAGAGATAATATGACTTATCGAACAACAATGTTAGGTGCTAGTAATAAATTTGGCACATGTTCAATCCGTGAAATATATCATACTATATTAGATAAACTGGGAAAGAATTCTGGTTTAATACGTGAATTGATATGGCGTGACTTTTATATGAATGTTACATACCATTTCCCTCACGTCTTGAAAGGAATGACAAGTGGTAAAAATATAAGTTACAGGAAAGAATATGATAATATCAAATGGTCATATAACAAGGAACATTTTAGAAAATGGTCTGAAGGTATGACAGGATTTCCTATTGTTGATGCTTGTATGAAAGAAATGAATACAACTGGATTTATGCATAATAGAGGGAGAATGATTGTCGCCAACTTTCTTACAAAAGATTTACATTTAGATTGGAGAATGGGTGAAATGTATTTTGCTACAAAACTATGTGATTATGATCCCAGTTCTAATAGTGGCGGGTGGATGTGGTGTACTGGTAATGGGACGGATGCTCAACCGTGGTTTAGAATATTTAATCCATGGTCACAACAAGAAAAGTTTGATTCAGAGTGTATTTATATTAAAAAATGGTTACCTGAATTAAAAGATGTTCCCAACAAGGATATACATAATTGGTATAAACCAGAAATCCATAAAAAATATTTGGATAATATGATAGATTATTATGCTCCTATGGTAGAGCACGATGAAGAGAGAAAAGAGACACTTAAAATATATAAAGCTGGATTAAAATGATTTGAAAAAAATAATATGAATCAAATGATTTAGAATAATAAACTCCTTAAAGAATGTTTATTATTCTAAATATAATGAGCTATTCATGTTCTCTATGTAAAAAAAATTATAAATCATATCAAAGTATTTGGAATCATAATAATAGATATCATAAAAATGAAAATTGTAAAATAGAATTAATAGATAATAAGATACGTAATTATAAATGTACTTTTTGTGATAGGAAGTTTACTACAAATTATAGTGCACAATATCATATGTCAAATATTTGTAAAAATAAAAATGATAAAACTAAAAAATTAGAAAAAGAAATATTTTTATTGAAAGAACAGATAAATAATCCTAAAATAATTGAATCAAAACATAATTTAATGCTAAAAAAAGAATTAATAGAAATGAAAAAGAAAATAGATACTATTGAAATTAATAAAACTTATCCAATTAATAATCAGTTAGTTGATATAATTATTGAAAAAAGTAAAAAAATAGAAGAATTACAAGATACTTCAAATAAAATAAGAATTAATAGGAATGATACTATCGAATCTAAATCATTTATTATTAATGATATTATTATCGCAGTTAGAACTGAAGATAATTATATTAATGCAATACAATTATGTAAAGCTTGTGGGAAAATATTTAATGATTGGTATTTTTGTGAGACTACTAATGATACTATAAATGAATTAAGTAATCAAATAGAAATTAATAGGTCCGAATTAATTGATAATTCGCAAGAAGATATATGGATACATCCAGATTTGGCTATTCAGTTATCACAATGGATATCTCCTAAAATTGCATTACAAGTTAGTAAATGGATTAGAACATTATTTAGTAATAATGAGATTAAAATAGATAATAAAATATTAGAAGAACATGATAAAGAATTAAAAATAAAAGATATTAAGATACAATTATTACAAGATTTATATATTAAAAAACAACAACGTAAAGAATATCCAGAAAGGAATGTTATATATATGCTTACAACAGAAGATAATAAAAAAAAAAGAATTTATATTATAGGTAAAGCTAAAGAATTAAAAAACCGACTTAGTACATATAATAAAACTGCTGAACACGAAGTTGTATATTATAAAGAATGTAAAAGTGAAGAAAATATGAATATTATTGAAATGATGATATTAAGTAAATTGGAAATTTATAAAGAAAAGGCTAATAGAGATAGATTTATTTTACCAATTAATAAAAATATATCTCATTTTATAAATATTATAGATAATGCTATAAATTTTTTTAAACAAGATAGTATTGAACTATAATTTATCATAATAAGATTGTATCCATTTTAAATCCTTTGATAGTTTGTTATAATATTTTTCATTTGATTTTTGTAATGTTCGGAGTGCATTTATATGTTGTAATATTTTGCGTGCCCCAGTACGTGAGTTATTGTGAGCTTTTAGAGATTTCTTAATCGCTTTAACTCTATCGATATGACTAGAGTGTAGTGAGTAACCATAATCTGATAATAATCCAGTATCATATTTTGGTATAACTATTAATTTTGGGCCTTTCCCAGATTTCCCTTTATCAGAAACACAAATTGGTATTACATTTATAAGTTTATTCTTTCTTTTATACGTATAACCAGTACGTTCTATTTTCCCTAATGGACAAGTAATAGACATTATAATATCCTATATATTTTTTAAAAAAATTGTGCTTTAAATTTGAAATTATAATATTTGTTAAAAGATGTAAAATTTTTTATATTTAATTATAGTATAATGTTAGGATTATTTGATACTCTATATAGTTTTATTGATACTTATCATAATCAAATGAATACACTGTTAGCTACAAATAAATATACATTTATAGAAAGAATCTTTAAATTTGTTTGTGTTGGTACAATTTATTTAAAATGGCATAAAGAGAGAGGGTGTCTTATTGTTCGTGATATTGTTTTAGATGTAGATGTGAATGATATTATGACTACTACTATTAAACAACTATTACAAAATGAAGCAATGATGCATTATGGTTTGGTAAAAGTAAGACTTGATTATATCTTTAATGAGGATAAATTAAAGATATTACAAAGAAAAGGTTGGACTATAGTTGATACAAATGCTGAAATGTATAAATAAAAAATGTGAAACTGATGATATATAACAATAAAGATAAAGTATCAAAGGAACTCATACAAACATTAGAAATAATTGTATAGTAATAATTAAAAGAACATATTGTAATTTGTACAAATTTATGTTTAGATAGATCTTTACCAAATAATTTAATGTTTATCTTATTACACCAATTTTATCATATAATATAAATTATATGGTGGAATAGTATACATAATACCATTCATAACTGCAAGACTAATTTTTGTATCAATTACATCAAAAGATGGTTCATATGTTGCATTTATAGAATGCAAAAATCCATAAGTAAAAGTGGTAGCACTATAATATAATAATATCTTATTAAAGTTTATTAATTATAATAAGATGTGTATTAATCTTTAATTTATTTTGTTAATACATAACAGGTTGATTCTTTTTCCCATGACATTGGTATATTGATAGATTTATTAATTTTAAATTTATATAATTTTTTTGGAATTTTAGAAACTATTAAGGTGATATCATCATGTGTATTATCACTTAAGAATTGAAATAATTTTTGATTTGTTTCAGGAGGAAATAAAAGATTACTTATAAATATTGTAGTTTTCTTTGGAAAGAAACTAGGTTGTAAATTAAACATATCACTCTGTATTAATTCTATAGAATCTTTATATTTAGGTAATTTATTAATTGCATTGACAGCATAATTATGTCTTTCTTCAACAATTTCAACACCTTTTGCTTTACTAAAACCATTCTTAATTGCATATGCTAAAGAGCGACCATTACCACTACCTAAATCTATATAAGTAGAAATTGGAATATTATTATTTTTCATATAGTCTATAATATTTTTTATTCCATCTTCTGTTATTTCTCCATAAGTTAAATTATATTCTGTTCCTTTATCCATATTATTAACAGTTATAAATGAATCACTTAAATATATATCTTCTATTGTTAATTCAGTAGTATCTAGATTAGAGACTTGTGTAAATGAATTCTTAAGTTTTCTAATTTTTTTTCTAAAACATAAATAAAATAAAATAATTAATAATAAAATTATTATGAATTTACGATACATTATAATAAGTTATAATTTATAAAATTGATTATAGCAATTTTTTATTGTTGAGTATCTCATTTTTTTAATTGTAACTCAACTAATATGGATTTCAATCGTATGTCAACTGAGATAGATTTAGAACGTGACTCTCATAGTGCTCGCAGCTTGGTTGTTAGTATTTCTAGAATTAGGAAGGTTTCATTACCTTTGGTTGATTGTGAAAACAAACTTAAAGAAGTGGATGTAGAAGAATATCGTCGTTCGAATGCTCCAAATAGAGTTAGAGCCCATCACCGGTCAAAACCTAGATCATCAGGTTGTACTTCACGTGGGTAAAAAAAGTTGGTGATTGTTGGGTTTAATTTGTCATGAAACTCATGTTAGTACACGTTTTTACGTCTATCTCACGTGTTTAGGAATACAAAATATATTGCGTGTATTGACACGGCGTACATTGACACGTATATTATTATATGGTTTGTTTTACAAGTCATTAAATTAATATTAGCTGATATAACAGATAAATCAATTTTTATAGTATTAGGAAAAATTATCTGCATTAAATGTTTCTTTAGTTTTACCCTCGTACGGTAATGCATATTTTTTTTCAATCATATCCATATTAATTGATTTATCTGTTATATTATCTGAATATAATTCTACTAATAATCTTCCATATTTATCAAATTCAAAACATTTTACCCAAATTAATTTTTTTGATTTATCACATAAACTAATTAATTCTTTTTTACTAATATTATCATTTATTAGTTGATCTGTTAATTGCATAAATAAGTAATTTCTAGATTTTGTTGCGGCTTCTTTCTCTTTATTTTTTTCATCATCATCAGTTATATTTTTAGGTGCCATTTCGGGTGTGTCTATATGTGCTAATCTACATACAAATTTTTGAAAACTATTATTAATATTAAATACAATATGAACTGTATCACCATCATAAATATGTACTACTTTACCCCACATACTTATACCATTTAATGTAAACTTTTTTATTGTATGAGTTACATTATTTAATACCATAGTATCATCTTTCTTAATATTATTTAATTCTTCTTGTTTATTATATAAACTAATATTAATATTATTTAATTCTTCTTGTTTATTATATAAACTAATATTAATATTATTTAATTCTTCTTGTTTATTATATAAACTA